TCCATGTGCAAAAGAAGGAAAGCCAGTTGACTCGTCTGCTAATACTCTAGCTTTGTCAAACAACTGTAAATTCTCATTTGATACATTAGGAAACTTAGTGCCAAACATAGCCTGTCCGGGTGCGCCACCTTGCCGTCTGAACACCTTACCCGGATAAACAGATAGGTCTTGTCCGGGTACTAAATTTGTTTCGTCTATCTCTATTAACAAGTTGCCTGATAAAACTGCATTGTCTACCGCCATACGCATAAAGCCATTCATTAATGTTTGCGTATCATCCATATTTTCTGCAATGCCTACGCCGAAAAATGAATATGGATTTAACTCATACGGCACAGCATAGTATGGAATCTTAGCAGGCTGAAATGGATTTACAACAGCCCTAAGAACACGTCCGTTGCAGTACCATATGTTTGCTTGAACTTCGTCTGATTCACCCACGGAGTCCGGTAGGTCTACACCCGCGTCTTCAAGCAACTCTTTTTCAACATAGCCCCAGTACTCTAGTACCTCAAAACGTTCTATGTCATATTCGGTAGTGTAATCTCGAAGGTCATCTTCCCAATACTTTTTAGTGTAAGACTCACCTACATCAATAACATCATCAATTACTTGCTTCCTAAAGAACGGTCTTTTCTTTAATGCTCGCAATTGACTGCGTGACATCTTATGTCGCTCGATGGCGTACATAGCGTCATCCATGTTGGATGCGTCAGGATCAGGATAAAAATTCCAGACAGAAACGTGAGATGTCAATGGAACTGTTTTAATTACGGGATCATACTGCCCTTCCTCGTCCCAGTTAGGATACTCTTTATCTAAAGCAAATGGGCCTTTCATGACACCTGTGCCGAATAAAGCCATCTCAAATGCAGTCGAACGAAGTTGTTTAGTCGCGTTCGATTCTTCAAGCTGATCTTTTATCTTTTTCTCCATTTGCTTTGCCGCAGCCATAGCAGGAAAAAAAGAAACAGAACTTGGTGTTTGCCCTACTCCTTCCGTGAGTCCTTCAACTTCACTAAGCTTGTCTTTCAAGCTGCCTAGCTTTAGTAGATCGCTCATGCGAGTACCGGGAGGTAAATCGTTGCCATCTCCCTTGTAGCCGTATAGTCCAGCCGATGGTTGCGTTGCACCACCCTGCTGTTTTTCCATATCATTTTTTGCTGGATCAAAGTGGACTGCTTCCGCCACGCCTTCCGGTACTTGTGTTGGCTCTACAGAAATAGGAAACGTGTTATTCGCAAATAGCACATCAATGATTTGACCATAGGCAGCTAGCGTTTTTGTTTTAGTTACTTTAATAAACACACGAGACTTCTCAGCTTCCGTGAACTGAACGTCTGGGCCATAGATCCCTCGGTAGTTTCTATACGCCTGAAGCCATCTCTCTTCATCTTGTCTGCGCGTATCTTCCGCTTTGGTGTACCGCTCCATTACAAAATTAACAATTCTTTGCAACTCAGAAGTTTCTTCAAACGATTCCTTAACGTCTTCTAGGTTAATCATTTCGTCCGCTTCAGCAGTCTCGTATGAATTTTGTTCAGCCATAAGATTTAATATCCAAATTTATTGTCTGCTGGGGCGAACCCAGAAGCGCGTTGATGATTGGGGTCAAAGTCCCATATGCTGAATCTAGGTCTAGACATCACACCATAGCGCATTGCATCATACAAATGATCTTCTGCTTTAGTGTCAACATCTTCCCTTGTTTTTTTATCCAGCGGTAGTATAGGCAGTTGTGAAATTATGTCTGTGCATGTGTTAAAGAAAACTAGCCTCGGTTCTTCTGTGAACTCATCTACCTGCAATCTTCGGTGTATCTCATTCTTTCCTGCTATACGTGATCCAGCAGATCTATCCGATGGTCTCCAGCGACATCCTCTTTGAATCATTTGTTCCGCAAGCGAAGGGCCAGTATCGCCTCGCTTATGCCAACATGAACTGTCCAATACTCCGTACTTGATATTGCCATCACCTGATTCCAAATCCGTGACCATATCAGCAAGATCAACTGCCAGAACTTTGCTAACGTATAATTCACGATAAACAATAAGCTGTTCACTAGGAGAACAGGCAAACCAAACAACAGCAGAATAAGAGCCGTACCCATAATCACACGCCCTAAACTTAACCCAATTACTAGGAATATCAAAAGGCTCAACAACGTGTATCTCTCTGTTGAATTCAGTAAACGCCGCACCTTCTGATACATCCCAGTTGCCTTCTAATAACTGTCTGCGTTGATACTCCGGTAGAGATAACAACATTGCTTCGTAATCGCCCTGCTCGGCCAGATAAGGGTTATCTGATAACATTGCTGGAATGAACCTGCGCTTGAAAAGTGGTTGGTCTTCTTTGGAATGACCTTTTGGATAAGCTAACGTCTTACCACTTTCAATGTCTGTCGCCCAGAATGATTTACCAGCAGGGGCTGGATCAATAAACATCTTCTTAACCCAAGAATGACCGGGGCCGCCGGGGTTAGTGGTAGCCCGCATATATATAGGTAAGTCGGATGCTGTACTACGTATACGTGATCTCATATAATTCCACGCGAATGGCGTAGACCATTGCGTTAATTCGTCAAACCCCACCCAACTAAAGGCGAGACCCTGATAGCGCATTGCGTCCTCATCTCTGTCGAGATAAGAAAACCATAGTCTTGCGCCTGATGGAGCAGTCCATTGCATCTTTCTTTCTGACCACTTTATACCCGGCCAGATCTTTGGATACATTTCCTGAGACTTCCATATTAACTCTCTGAGTTCTTCTGTAGTATGACGTAGTAACAGCCCACTAAAATCTGGGTGTCCCATATAACGGAGGGGGTCAGCGAGCATGGCGTATGATTTGCCACCACCCGCAGCCCCTCCGTAAAGGACTTCCCGTTCGCCAGCAGCTAAAAATTCAGTCTGTGGGCCAGCGTTCGGACGGAAGATTATGTTGTGTTCAATCTCTTCTTCTGGACGAAGCGGAGCAAACTCAGGCTCCTGTTGCGGATTCTCTTGAACCTGTATCCTCGGCCCCTTCGACTTGGCGGGACTTCCTTGCACCAAGTCTTGTGCGCTCGATTTCTTCCGCTTTGGAGATCGCCGCTTTGTACCTTTCGGCCCACTGGCGGAGAGTTGCGCTTCGTCTTTTATTGGATTGCTCACTTTCTATTCGCTTCTTTAATCCAGTATGTGAAATGCTTCTGCCTGTTTGAGTAGCAAGCCAATTAGATACTTCCCTGTATCCGTACTGTTGCAGATACTCTTTAGCTTTTTCTAGTGCTCTTAGTTCTCTGGGAACTGGTAATAACTGTTCGTTGTCTTCTTCGTCTTCTATATAACCAAATGGAATAGTACGTGCTATTCTAGGTATGGGCAAGAAGTCTTCATCTGCAATTACATTATCTGGCTGTGGTAATATCCACTTACCTGCGGTTCTACTATTCGTCATCTTCCTGTACACGCTTTGGCGGTAGTATCATAACACCGCCTGTTGCTTCGACATGTATCTTCTCTGCCTTGATGATACCAACACGATCCATTACTTCTTTTGCCGCTTGCATTTTTTCTTTAATGCCCATTTGAGTTGGGTCATGTAGAGCACCTACCATAGCCATGGCAGCGCGTGGAGCATTCTGAGCTAAGTAAGTATTTGTTCGGTCAAGGATCTCTTCTTTAAGAGCGTTTACGATGTCACCAGTATATTGTGTAGGCGAGTAACCTGCAATACGTTTGGCTTCTGTTAAGCTTCCATTAGCTTCTGTGAACAAAGCATTTAAAAATGTCTGTTGCTTTTCTGTTAACTGGCGTTTACTAGCCATTTACCCTCCTACAGGCAAGAAAAATTCTTCTACGGTAACCATGGCATCTACATGAATAGTACCTGCCCCAGTAGCGGTCATGGTAATAGTGTCGTTAGGTTCAAGCACTATGAATCCATCTGCAAACTGAATAAAATCACCAGTAGCCATAGTCTTACTGCCTAATATATGCATGTGTGATGCGTTAGCCTGCCCAGTTCCGTTATCGGTTGTGGTGTCTACACGGTTAAGCTCTAGGTCTACGGACGCATTACCTGTGCTGACGTTACTAACGTATAGTAATTCTACCATTCCCCTACAATTAGCAGGGCATTTATATGCTGTTACTTCTGTAGCCGTGGTGTTCGCTTGAGCATTGACAGTACGGAAACGAGAGTTCTTATTAGTGTTAATGCTCATTTCTTTTTCTTCCAGTTAACACGCTTAGACGATGTCTTTTTCTTCACAGCTTTCTTAGCACTGGCGGACTTACATTGCGCCATTGTTGGTCTACATGCAGGGTAGGCGCGTTTCGTGTCGCCTTTGGCACTCTTGCGACCACAAGACTTTCCTGTCTTGCAGTCAACCCAACCCTTACCTTTGTTTTGACCAAACCATTTTTTTAGTCCACCTTCGGACTTTTTTTTAGTTGTACTTGCCGCCACGCTTCTTATACTCCTTGGTAAGCCACCCTGAAGCATACGCAGAAGGCCATACATCAAACTTCTTTTTGGCCTCTGCTTTTACGCGGCTATACAATTTTTTGTTTGTGGGAGTAGCCACTACGCCTTACTCTTTTTTTGTGCAGTCTTTGATAGTTCTTTAAAGTGAAACAGGTGCTTACTTGTTGCACTATGCTTTGCGCCCGACATTAGTTTGCCATTAGCGTCTTTATGGGTAGCTCCTTTGTGCTCTGCACCTCCCTTAAAATAATGCTTCATTCCCGCCGCCATTATTTTATATTAGCTCCTGTTCTTTTTGGGCCAAGCCCCTTGTTCAGGTAGCCCCCTTTCGTAAAAGAGGGAGCTGCTTTTTTATTAGCGTAGCCACCCGCGCTTAGTTTTTTTCCTGAAGGACTAGCATCCATTCACTAAGAACCGTATCTGTTACTATCGGCTTTCTTTTTCTTTGCTGGTTTGCCCTTGGCGTTTAGGTAAGCTCTAAGACTTTTATGTCCAGATGCTTTCAATTCTTCTGCTGAGACTGCCGCTTTCTTTTTTCCATCTTTTCCTACATAGGTAGACAGCCCCTTACTTTTAGCTTCTGCAAGCGACTTCGCTACTTGTGGCTTTTTATCATTCTTTTTCGTAGGCGTGGGGGTAGGTTTCTTGGCAGTAGGCGTGACAGTAGGCGTGGGGGTAGTTTTCTTGGCAGTTGGCTTGGCAGTAGGCCGTGGTGTTTCTACAGGAACCTTTCTCTTCTTCCTTTCTGCTACTTCGCTATCACCATCTCCTCTGCCTTTACGGTTTGCTTTTTCTTTCGCTTTCATACTAGCGACACTGTACTTGCCCATACCAAGTGTCTTTAGCCAAGCGTCCCCTTTACGTTGCGTATTTTCTGCATTCGGAAGAAAATTATCAATAGACTTGCGTATCTTTGCGGCTAAGGCAACCCGTGTACTTGTTTTCTCTTTTGTTTTCTCTTTTGCCTTCACTGATGCGCGTCTGTCGTTTGTTGCTGCCATAGTCTTTGTCTTAACTCCGTTGGTTTAACTGTTCATTTGCTGTTTAGATTACAAGTCGTTGTTTTTATGACTTTGCCATTCTGTTAGGCTTCATAGATGCACCGCAGTTAGCGTAGCCACCTTTGTTGTAGCCCTTAGCCATGCCACCTTTATACATGTAGCCCATCTTATTACGAACTTCAGTCGGTAACTTTTTTAAGCCGGTATTATCTTGCGGTACTTTTTTCATAGTTGCTTTACCATTTCACCTTATGAGACCAGTACTTAGCTGATAGCTTACTGGTGGGTTTTCCTTGAGCATTATGGCGAGCATAATACGATTTCTTACGCGCTTTATCTTTAGCTGTGTCAGGAGACTTGCCTGCTCCCTTTACACCTTGCTGACCAAAGCGGATAAACTTATACGTATCGCCTTCTTTAGCCATCACCTTATGTGACTTCGTGGGATGATCTGGATCTTTCTTAGGTTTGTTCACACCCTCAAGACCCTCTGACTTCATCTTAGTCTTAACTCTTTCGGGAACTGCTGCGCCACCTGCCACTTGGGTCACTCCATCCGGCTTCTTTCATATATTCTTCCGCCTGAGACAAAGAAAGCTCACAACAAAAGCGAGCTTCTAGTGCCTCTCGTACGTAAAAAACATCCGAATGCGGAATACATAAGTTGTCTATAGGTTTGTTGTCTGCTACAAGGCTATAAACCTTTTCAATGTAGCCATCACGAGACTTAATATCGTACATAGTTATACTTCTTAATGTAAAAATGTCAAGGAAAATATTAGATACGGAAGGAATACACATATAATGTGTACATTTAAGTGAGCACTTAATCTATTTTTTATCTAATTGAGAAAGTTTTAATGAAGCACTTATATGTGGGGGTCGCTACGCTCCTAGTTATACATGAAATGGAACAGATGTCAAGACTAATATAACAAAATATTCTAATACGGTAGTTTATTATTACATCTAGTGTGTGTACATACCTGTATAT